GTGGCAAGCCGTGCGAGGTTGTCGAACACGGCGATGATTGCACCGCCGATGGGCCCGGTGCCGCGCGCCATATCGGCCAGTGCAGTCGCCACCGTCTCCAGCGCCGGGGCGACAGCGGCGGTCAGGCGGTTGGTCAGGCCGAGCCAGATCAGGCTCAGCTTGGCGATGGCATCGCCGGTGCGTTCGATCTGCGCCGCGTCGGCCGCGCTGACCGCCACCCCGAAATCCTGCACGTCCTGCGCCGCCTCCCGCAATGTGGCGGCGTCGATGCGCAGAAATGCCAGCGCCGCCCGGTCACCGAAGAGGTCGGATGCCACGGCGGCGCGTTCGGCCTCCGGCACGAACTGGTTCAGGGCCTCCTGGATGGCGACGATGCGCTGATCGAGCGGCAGCGCCTGCAATTCCGCCGCTGTCAGGTTCAGCCGTTGCAAGGCCCCAACAGCCGATCCGGACCCAGCCGCCGCTTCCGACAACCGCGTGGTCAACTTCTTGGTGGCCTGTTCGATCTCGCCCATCGACACACCGGCCAGTTCTCCGGCCCATGTCAGCACCTGCAGGCTTTCGACCGTTGTCCGGAGCGACGCTGCCATGTCCGCCTGCGCACCGATCACGTCGAGGCCGGACCGCACCATTGCCACACCCGCAGCGGCTGCGGCTGCCGTGACCGCTGCCAGCGCAATCCCGGCTTTGCGGGCGAAGCTGCCGAGCCTGGCATTGGCCAGTTCCATCTCGGAGGACAGGCGGCCGAAACCGCGCGTGCCCGCCTCGCCGATGCCTTCCAGTTCGGCTCGGACTTGGCGGCCGCCTTCCGCGACCAGCCGGACACTGACGCGTTTTTCAGCCATGTACCTCTCCGATCTGTTCGTTCAGCTTGCGCACCATGACCGCCTCGATCTCGGGCAGCAGTTCGGCGGCGATCAGGGTGTTGATCCCAAGGGCCTGCGCCATGGCGAGGGCCGCGCCCATGTCCCAACCGAGCACAGCGCCGGGGATGACCCGCAGCTGGCCGCCAAGACGACCGACCAGATCCCAGACCTGCCAGCCCTCTGTCGTCTGCGGCCGGTTCAGCCGTGCGGGGCAGTCAGGGCAACGCCCTGTGCAGGCCGCGCAGTAGCGGTCGCCCCCACCGAAGGACCATTCGGCAAGGGCGCGGAGACGTTTTTTTCCGCGTCCAGGATCAGTCCCTTGGCGACATATTGGGTCTGGAAGGCTTCGAAGACCGGCCAGATTTCCAGAAGGGCATCGACGCCTTCGGGCGAGACCGGCACAGCATCGCCCGCGTCATCGCCTACCCCCTCCCAATCCAGCACCGCGCGGCGGGCCACGGCCTTGGCCATGGTGAGCGCCAGTTCCTCCTGCGTGGCGGTGTCTGGCAGGGCTTCGATGGCAGGATCGGCACGAGCCGAGACCATCAGCGCAGTGGTCAATGGCGCAACTTTCAGGCGCAGGCCGGGGGCGAGGGTCAGCCACGAAGGGGATGCAGTCAGGTTCAGTCTGATCATGTTCAATAGCTCACAACGGTGTTGACGAGAACGGCGGTGCACATGCGGGCGGGGCTGACGGCCTTGGCGGCCTGCCAGTCGAAGGTGGCCTGGATGCCCTGCGGGCCAGGGATCTCGATCCGTGGGCGCGGCAGATAGACGGCGTGCGCGGTGAAGGTGAAGCTGGCGTTGGCGCCGAGGCTCCAGGCGAAGACCAACTCGCAAGGCGTGCCGTCGATGGCCTGCGTGATAAGCGTGCTGTCCGCGAAACGCACCTCCACCCGGCCGGTCAGCGCGGCCATGCCGGGGTCTGCCCCCTCGATGCGGCCGTCCGAGCGGATGGCCTCGATCCGGTCGAGGCCGTTGGAATAGGTCACTTCGGCCGAGATGACATTGCCGAGCGGCGAGCCGTTGCGCGTGATCGCCCCGTTGAAATGCCCGAACCGCTGCAGCGCCAGCGAGGTGGGCGTGCCAGCGGCCGTGGTGGCCGCGACGCTTTCGCCTTGCGCCACCAGTCGTGCGGTAGCGGTCAGGAGCCCCGACCGCGCCATCTGCCACGACAGCTGATCGCAGACGCAGCCGGTGTACATCGCGTAGCGCGGCACCTCGGGCATAGCCGTTTCGATGGCCATGCTCGGCAGAGTCCAATTGCCAGATTGGAAGGTGTGGGTCTTGGGCGTGGTACCCGAGGTGACAGGCGCGCCGAACGCCGCCTTCAGCCAGAGGCCAAGGTTCTCGACGTCGATCGGCACGACGATATCGCCGTCGGCGGTGACCGCATCCTTGATCGGGGCCAGCGGATCGCGCCCCTGGCCGAGCAGTTCCGAGGCGATCAGCGGCTGTTCGGAGCCGAGCGTGGTGCTGGCGAAGGGCACCGTCCGGTAGCCGGTGGCGGGCGCGGTGCCGTAGACGGATTCGAACGCAAGCGCCATCTGCGCCCGCGCCCCATGGGCTCGTGCCATCATGTTCTCCTATCGTGATTTGGGGTCAGGCCAGCGGATCGGCCGTGGAATAGTGCAGGATGACCGGGATCACCGCTGCCTTCAGGCCTGCGGCACCCTCGACCGGCAGATCGACCGGGCGCGGCGCTTCCGCCTCGACCCAATCGCAGAGGCCGCCAAGCGTCCGGTCGGCGGCAATCGCCGCGCCAATGCCGGCGCAGAGGGTGTCGAAGGCGGCATCACGGATGGCACCCTGCACGACCGCCTCGATCTCGGCCCTGTGCTGGTAGTGGTAGCGCAAAGGCGACAGCGTGACCTCAGGCTCCCCCGGTTCGCCGTCGTGCAGGATCAGAAGCCCCGCAGCGGGCACGCGTTCGGGCAGCACGTCACCGCGCAGGACGGTGGCGGGCAAGGCCGAAAGCCGCGCATGCAGCGCGGCGAGGATGATTTCGCGAGGGGTGGGCATCTTCAGCCTCCTCCTTGTGGATATGGCGCAGAGGGTTCGTTCAGATTACTTTGCAGATGCGGACTTAGCGGGAGGCGGAATCACGTGCGAAAAATCAGTCCTGATGGAGTTTGGAACGATTTTGCAGCCCAGCTTGACGAGCAGTTCGCTTACTATCAGCGTTCATGGACCACACTGACAGATGCCGAAGACAGGAAGATTGCCACCGAAAACTACGTCCTGACCATCGGGGTGATGTTTGAGGGATATGTGAATGACCTCATTTTCGCTTACGCCAACAGGGATTGCTCGAAGGTTATGCAGCACCTCGAGAATAGCCTCCGCGCGTGTTTGCAAGCGGCACCAAAGGCAGAAGCTGCATTCAATAAGTTTGGTGATTTCAAGCATAGAGACCACCTCACAAAATCCGAACTAAGGGCAATTCTTGATCCTGACGGTCGAAATACCTCTTTCCCAGATTTTGTCGCAATCGAAGATCGAGCGCAGCAATGGCTTGCGGTGGCACATGCGCAACGGTTCACAAACCTAAACGCCCAGCAGCGGGCGGTCATAAATGCTGCAATAGCTTCAAGGAACAATCTCGCACATCGAAGCAAATCGTCTCTCGACAGACTAAACGCAGCGTTCGACGCTGGCGCACTATTTCCAACTGGGCTCAAGCGGAACGTCAACCTCATCCAACAAGCCGGACACTATCTTAAAACTCGTCCGAACAACGGGGATTCGAGGGCGACTATTCTTGGCCGCCTTCTAAGAAACGCTTCCGAAGCCTTGGTTCATTGATCAGTGACAGTCGAGGGATGAGGTAAATTCCAACTACCCACCCTCCACCCAATTGGCCAAGATCAGCCCCGGCACCGCGTCATGGGCCCGCTCCGCATCCCGCGCTAGGTCCAGCCGCTTGAGCAGCTTGACCTGTGATACCAGCAGGAAGATCGGTGCCGTGACGACACCCCTGCCGGTTTTCGACTTTGATGCCACGGCCCGTCCCTTGGTGTTTAGCCGTCCCTCGGCCACCAGCAGGCTTGGACCCCGGCGGCGGTAGATGAACCGCAAGCGCAAACCTGTGCGGCGTTCCCATTCGCCGGGGGTGATCCGACCGCCGCGCGTGGATTTGCCCGCCGCTTGCGTGGGGATCGCCAGCCAGAAGCCGTCCTTCGAGCGGATCAGCGGGCCGGTGTCATGCGCGCCGATGATCACCGGCGCGTTCGACCAGACCAGTGCCGCCGCATTCAGGCTTTCGCCGGACTTTGGAAAGCTGGCGGAGCGGATTGAGTTTGCCAGGCGAGTGCCCAGCCCCGCGCTGGTGATCTGGGTGCGCCAGGCGGATTTCAGGCCGGTGCCAGCCTCGCGC